TATGCCCAAATACAATTCGCCTACAACATTAAGCCCAGGAACATTGTTTTTTCCCTCGGCATCTAAAAACTCCGCAATAAAAGAAGCCCCTGGGATAACAGATATGTTTTTATTTTTTGTTATGCCATTAAACACAACAGTTGCATTCGGAGAAGTTATCGTAATGGCGTGTAAAAATGGATCGTTTATAGTGGTAGAAACAGCATTTACAGAACAACCTCCACTAATATCAATATCACCAACATAAATAGCGTGACCGCCGGCTTCAAAAGAACAATTGGATAATCTTGATGTGGCTCCATTATCAATATATACGCCATACGCATCAAGGTCGGGATAATTATAAAGCGAATAGAATACAAAATTATTTAAATCTGCTCTGGCGTTGGGGCCGTTTATATAAAGTCCGGTATTAAGTGGTCCATACGGCATTAGAATAGAAGAGCCGTTAATTACTCCGTAGCTAGTGCCGTCGATTCTGTATACTTGATTAAATCCTGCGCCGTCATCTAAAACAATTACATTAAGCATATAGGCGCTCATCTGGTTCGGATAAACACCATTGCTATTTAACCATATTCCATAATATCCGTGATAGAGAGCACAATTAGAAATTACTGAGGGCGCTAAATTAGTATCTTCTTTATAAATAGCTGCAGTTCCAGCTCCCATTGGACCAATAATTCCAAATCCTTCCAAATATGTTCCAGCAATGATAGTAATAAAATTACTAGTGTCATCCGTGGGAATCAATATGCTATCAAATCCCAATCCTATTCCTCGTATAGAAACATATGGTTTGCATGTGAAAGGCGGCTCAGAATAATGTCCTGGGGCAATTCTAATAGTATACGGCTTTAAAACATAGGCGTCAGTAATATTTATCATAGCCTCTGCAACAGATGTATAATCACCGCCGCTTTTCGCAACATTTATTACTTCACCGAGAGGGAGCAGCCTAGGATCATCAGTTGAGACATATCCGTCGCACGCTAAATTAAGAGTATTTATTTGAGTTTGGTAACCGTCTGCAGAAGTTGATAAAGCCGAGTTGATTATGGCGCCAGAAAAATAAGCGTCACCGTGCACATCCAGCATATGATCGGGGGATGATGTTCCTATGCCAACTCGATTATCCCTATACGTATATCCGTCGAGAGTAATTTTCCAATAGTTAGATGGTCCGGTTAAACGCATTGGTTACCTGTTTATAATAGATTTTTTATTTACTTGATGGTCTTCAAAGTACAAATACAATCGTAGACGACGTTCCAACTTTCATTGAATCGTCGAGCAGATGCTTCCTGGCTTAAAAGATTCATTTCCGCTGGCACGCTGTGGCCCACGCTAATTCCAAAATTACAGTTGATATTATAATGATCCAACTTGTTTAGCTCTCTCCATTCTTTTGAGAAATACAAAAAAGATTCTTGGCAAAGGAAACGTCGGTGTGTAAAATCCCAAAATGCACGGTTAGAACGACATGATGGACAAATAATTGTCATAGTGGCGCCTGGTTTAAGTATCCGATAACATTCGTCCATAAAACAAGCCAAGAGATCTTTTGCGCCGCCTGATAAATCATTCATAAAAATATGCTCAATAAAATGTGAACAATGAATTTCATCTACACTCGAGTCAGTCCATTTCCAAGGAAATACCAACAAATCCTGCTTAATATCTGCTACATTTCCGGCAATATCCACACCAATCCAATCTTTATCTTTTTTGCTTTGTCCGCACGCTAAATCTAGCTTAATTAAAGCTTCCATTTTCTTTACTCCTTTATTAAATAATCTTTAACATAAATAAATGTGTAACCATGTGCCTTATTTCTCTTTCCATTAAGACAAGCGGAAACACTGCTTCTATTGATTCCATATTTATCAGCACAATCAGTTTTTCTAGTATATGTTCCTACTACAATGCCGTCTTTAAGTATATGGAATGGTTTAGACCCTTTGCTAATGGCTATTTTATCTTTTATTTCAGAAGAAAGCGTCATACCGATATGAGCCAATGATATTTTATTCTTTTCTTCAGGAGAATGCATTTTCCCCATATGCGCAATCGACATTTTAATTTTTGTTTCAGTGGTATTGTGCGTGTTCCCCTTCTTTGCCTCGGAAATTTTTTTACGGGTTTCTGGCGAAATATATTTACCCTTATTGGCTTCACCTATCTTTGCTTTAGTTTCTTGGGAATGATGTTTTCCCGTCATAGGATTTTCGTCTCCACCGCAAGTTGAATTATATCCGCCATCACCAAATGCATTATAGGAGGCAATAACAAATCGTTCAGTGGGAGACAATAAGTTTTCTGGAATACCTTCATATAATATATTCCATTCAAATGAATCTATTCCATATTTACGAATAGCACAATGCCAATAGTATTTATAATTTTCATCATTCTTATTGAAAGCGCTATTAATATGCTGTCTTTTTCTAAAATCTAATGTCTTTATCGTTTGCCCAATATACACTTTTCCGTTTACTGTATTTCGTGCCATATAAATTATTCCGAATACTGATTCCTCTACACAAGCACCAACATACCCGTCATACCCATCTAACATTTTATTTCTCCTAATAAACTATACCTGTGCTTGTATCTAAGTGTCCAATTTTTACTCTTATATCGCAAGCCAATCTCATCCCGGCCTCTTTCATTTTTTTGCTCATAAACAAATCCTGGGTCATATTAGTTGCGGCACCAGTTTCAAGAGTAATTTCATTGACTGTTTGGAACCACGGCTTTGATATTTTTTTAAACACATCCATACGAAAAAGCGTACAGCCCATCGCTAGTCCATTGCAGTCGATCACTGTAGCTCCGCCCTTCAAAAGAGAGTTTACATCGCGCGGCACAAACTCTAAATAACCAGTTTGCGCATATATCTCTGAACTCCCGTAACACATTGGCATATTATAGCTGCCCTTTGTCCAATACAAACCCCCCACTGCGTCGTATGGTCCGGCATTTATACTTTCTAACAATCTAATATGAGCATCGGGGGGTGGAAGGTTGTCGTCTTCTAGCGTAAGGATATATCTCCATGTACTCAAATTAGGATCTTTCAAAACGTTTTCTACCATTTCGTCATATGCTCTTCCAACTTCAAAGTTCCTAGCGAAAAAAACGGCACGCTTCTGGTTCATCGGTGCCATAAGATTAAGCCAACTATTTACAACTTTCTGGTCTATTTTTCCAAGCGTAGGAATAATAATCACTGTAGAATTGTCAAGAAAATTGCTTCCGTCCATAATTTCCATTCGCTCAAATCCTAATGGTTTTAGAGCTTCAACTGTTTCTTCCACATTCATTGCTTACTCCTTTATTATTTAAATTAAGTCCAAAAACGCTTACACCGCTACCAAATATACTTTAAATTATTGATAGAAATTAAGCCATACGCCCAATAAACAAAAATCCGCTAAGTGGCGGATATTGTTATAGAAATTGGTGCTAAACGGAATCAGACTATAAATCTTTGCCTTCTAAAAGCTCCTTCTTCTTCTCTTCTCTTTCCGGCCCGTGTTTGTCGTGGTAATCAAGTAATTTTTCAGTGTAATTTTTCGCGCTTTCTGGACTTTCATTTCGTCTCTTAAAATCTATCTGTGCCTCGAACGCGATTTCTTCGGAAGGCTTATCCAAATAATCATCCGCTTTACTTTTGTTTAAATCGATTCCTGAAACTTGTTGCCCCAGGTGTATCGATTCGTGCAAAAAATATGGAACGGCAAACTCAAACGGATCATCTTTCATAAGCATATTTTTGTTTAAATATATTTTGCAATTTTTGGTTTTGGCAGAAACGTCTAGGTCGCAAAAAGTTACAGGCACAGTGTCTATTTCGTCCAAAGAAACACCGTATTCTTTAAACTTTTCTATAATAACAGGGTCTTTTTTAACCACCGCGCGCATCCTGTAAATAATATCATCCTCGTTCACGGCGCGGCTACTTATTTTACGCATATGTCTCTGTGATAATCGATACATAGTTAGTCCTTATAATTATTTTTATAAATCTAAATCAATACAGTAAGCATTGTTTATATCTTCTAATACAAGCTCTTCGTCTGCCAATAAATAATTAATAGCGTTTTGCAAAATTATGACATCATCTTTAAATAATCCCAGTAAAAGATTACACGTACCGCATAATAATCCCCGAATTTTATTAGTTTTATGATCATGATCTATGCAACAATTATGTCCCACGAACGTCATAAACAAAGAGCATATTTTGCATAAACCATTTTGTTCATTATATATTTGTTGTTTATTTTCCAGGCCAATGCCGTGCCTATATTTAAGTCCATTATTTATATTATGTTCTTGGGAACCAATAATATATTCTATTTTTACATTTTTATTATTATCAAAAAAATATATTTTCTTTTCTACTGTTAGATATCTGATTGCTGCCTGCAATATTAGCACATCATCTTTACACATTCCAAGGGCAAAATTACATCTATTACATAGTATGCCTCTTATTTTCCCAGTATTATGATTATGGTCAATACAACAACTAATACTGTCCATAGGAATTGGCACACAGCATATCTTGCACAAACCATTTTGTTTTTTGTATATTTGCTGTTTGTCATATAATGTAATACGATATCTTTTTTGAACGATATATTCTTTTTTCTGTACTAGTATATCATTTTGATTTTCAATATAATATTCTTTCTTTTGTTGCAATATTCCATCTAAATTGTTTTGATAATATATTTTATAAGCATTAGATATCTCTTCTTTGTTATCAATATAGTATTGTTTTTTATTACATGCTCTAGAGCAATATCGAGTATTGTTCCGTTTCGCCTCAAAATCTTTTTTACAGTATTCACATTGCTTTATCATTATATTTCCTTATTTGTGTATTATCATTCCAAATATTTGAAAACCCACTGCTGTGAAAGCGGCAAGCAATGTACCCCAAAACTGCCATCGTGCTATTGAGCGCTCACGTTTTTGTTTTCTTTCTTCTTCCTCGGATTTTTTGGGCGCCGATTCTATAATATGTTTCATATCTCTGACAGAAGAATGGAAATCATCTTTCATATCGTTAATTTGTTCTTCCATATCTTCAAGCGATTTCTCGGCCAAAGCAACTCGTGTTACCATAGAACCTTTTCCGTTGCCATCCCTAATAACGTGCGCAAGTTCACCTACGTTTTCCGTGAGGTCTTCGAGTTTAGTTTTGAGTATGGCAAGAGATGTCGAATGCTCTTTTATATCCGACAAAACATTTTGTACCATAATAGTAACTGCACTTAAACTTTTTAGCAGTTCTTCTGGCAATCTATTACCATTTTGAGAGTCTTGCATTTATGTCTCCTGCCAACGTTAAAATATCGCGGTATTGTTTGTTCGTTTCTCTAATTTCTTTTGATATATCGCCTATAAGAGTTTCGCTTATTTTATCTATAAACTTCTGCAGCTCTCTCGCTATATCTTGAAGTTCTTTGTCATTTTCCATTTTTATGTGACTCCTTAGGAGAGGTATCGCCATGTGTAGCCTTTATATTCTTTCCCCGAAGACAAAGCATGATCTATTGTTGGATATCCGTTTTGTTTTGCAATTTTAACTTGCTCGAATTCAATTTTTTCCCCGACTGCATTAGTACCTTCGATTTTCCTCATAACGTGTTTGTTCTTTATCAAAAAATCAGGTTCTTCAATTCCCATATCAACAAAGGATTGTTTTTTTCTTTTCAAATATAGTGCCGGATTATTATACATAAGACGATACAATTTGAGCAAATCTTTTTTCTTCCTTACACAAACATTAAAAAAATCAGTATAAACATCGTCGGGTTTTATTTCATTTTTTCTGGCCAACCTACCACTTTCTCTTAAAACATAGGGACTATATACAACTTGATGTTCTATACCAAGAGCATTTAAAAACTCACTCAAACCATAAGCAAATTTCCTGCTCGCCGTAGATATTTTTAATCTTTTGTTTTTTGAGCTTACTGAACCATCACCATCCAAAGCGCCTCTTATAAAAGACGCAAAATATTCTTTTGGTAACCCTATAGGCACATCAATTATTTTTGATTTGGCCGGGACTAAGCCTAGTTTTTGTAAATCTTCATATATTATTTTGTTATAAACGCCAATATTAAAAGTACTTTCGTTTTCGTGCGGTTTCTGATTACTGCCAATAATTTTATAAATATTTTCTAAAATATATTTATCATCTTTATGTTGTGTGATACTGATACTGTAGTCATGACGTCCCATATTTCCGTCAGTCCAAATAAAGCCCAAAATATATGCCATATCGTCCGACCAAGTTTTAAAAAAGTTTTCATTGATGGTATACGTGTGACCATTTAGCCTAACCAACTCAGGATTTCTTTTTATTTGCAATACTTTGGCCCGTTCTCTTATTGCCTTCTCTGTTCTATTTAATGCTTTGGCAATTTTTATCAAATCACCGTTAAAATAATTATCTCTTAAAAATTGTTCGTCTGATTCGTTCCATAATCTATTATAATCTTCGTTTCTACACAATCTCAATCTACGCAGTTTTCTTATAATTGTATTTTTAGGGCGCCGAAAAATTATCGACAACTCATCATCATTTTTCTCTTTATAAATACTATTTAATAATTTAACATCTTCGTCTGTCCATATTCTACCCATAATTACCTCCATTGGAACGTTGAGAACCATATACTATATTTATAATTATTAGTAGAAACTTTAATTAAAAAATATCGCGTAAGTCCTTGATTTATTTATATTATTTGCCGTTCACGAAGGTGGCGTAATCTTAAATACGCCGGACTGATACTCGACGTTCTAAATGTACCTAGGCCCAACGGCCTTGGTTTCATATTACACTTGATAAACTTCACCTTAGCAGTATAATCTGCTAACTGTGTGTTATATTGGGTATTTAATATTTCCGAAATCTGTGGCGGTTGATACGTAATTCCATTATCCGTAATGACGAACTCACGACCGCGTTCAATCAAACTCTGTGCAGCCAAAGCCAACAGCACGGCGCCCTGAACAATTACGTCAGCAAATACGGTGTAGATTTGTGGGTTGCCAAAATTAAAATTAGAAAAATGAGGTATTTGGTTGAACTCTGAAAGGCTATTGACTATGAACGCTATTAATTCTGAATCGGAAAAAACTGAGCACGGAACTGTATCATATCCTCCCGTGCCATTTGGAACTTTTCTGACTCCATCATTTTTTAGACGAGGCTTTACCAGCTGCAATATAACATTCACGCCTTCCATTTCAGCCTTATCGAATTTGAACGGCATTTCTGTAAAATCTAATTCTTCATCCGTTCCAGTTCCTACTATGTATCCATCTTTTGTTTGTGTTCCTGGAGCGTAAATGGGTTCTGAAGATTCAACAGCCTCACCAGAAGAAATTACTAAGAACTGAAATGCCGCAGAGGGTATTTGTTCTCCACCAACATAAGCATCCCAAACGTCTACCCAATATCCGTCATATCCGTCAATTGGTATATTATAATTGAAAACATAGAGACCAACATTCTCATCATCATTGTCGTATCCGTGTGTGTTTCCATTTACTCCGCTGAAACCGCAGCCGATATTTGTGGGGAGTTGTCGTAAAATACCGTGAGAATCATAAATAGAAACCAGGGGAATACGGTCAGCATCTACGGGCTCGTTATAAGCGTCGGTGAATTGTACATATAGGGACACTTCTCTTCCTCTAATTCCTACGCGATTTATCATTATGTATATCTCCAGATGAAATTTTTATATCTTTCTTTTAAGTGCGTCAGATATTTTTCGTTTAGTCTCTTCAGAATGCGTCTTTCCAAACATAGGGTTGTTTTCTCCTTTTAAAGCATCAGATATTTTCTTTTTGGTTTCTTCTGAATAAGAATTTCCTTTATTCGGAGACGCTCTTCCCTTCAAAGAATCAGATATTTTCTTTTTGGTTTCTTCTGATAAAATCTTTCCTTTGTTTGGTCCAGGCTTTCCCTTTCCCGCCTCACTTATTTTCTTTTTATGTTCTTCAGATAAAGGTTTTCCTTTCTTTGCTTCTGACATTTTCTTTTTGGCTTCTTTGGTGATTTTATAGCCCCTGGCGCCTTCTCCACCACGTGTTTCGTTATAACCATATGGACCAAAAGCAGAATAATAATTAACGTAATATATTTCATACCAATTAAGTTCTTCGACTGGTATATCTTCCTTAGCTATCATCCAAATAAAATTTTCTTTACCATGTTTTCTAATGGCGCGATGAAAATAAACATTATAATCAGAAGCATTAGAACTATAGGAAGAATTAAAATGACTATACTTTCTTTTTTCAATAGTGCGTATAGTTTGCCCAATATAACTTTTGCCATTAATTGTACAATATACTCTATAAATAACTCCAGTCGTCATTCTATCCCTCATTCTCTCCTTCTGGTGCCGTTTGCATAACAATTGCTTTCTCGTCAGTCATAACGGCTTCTGTATCTGTCTCTTCACCGTTTTCATCCAGAACTTTGGTTTCGATATGAATTGCTTTGTCAGCGGTATAAACATTGTCTACCGCATCGTCCCCGCGTTTGATAGCAACCAAAGATCTCGCTGTTGGTTGTCCCGGTCCAACAGTCACGCTTCCATCTGTATTTTTCTTCGGCTCTGGAACAATTTTTTTAATTTCATCTAAGTTCACGCCAAAATCAGCAAAATCAAACGCCTCTTTACTTCCTTCGTCTAAAACAGAACTTGGCTCTACAATAATTGTGCTTTTTGTTTGTTTTATCATCCTGGGCTTATCGCTTAATTTTACATCGTCTAGAGAAACAGGGCGAGTGGCGACAATCTTATTTACTATTCTAATCATATTTCCTTTTATTCTGCGCGACAAAGAACCGGATTCCAATGACTTCTGAACTTGCTCAACGGTCAGAGCAGGATTATATCTATAAACATCAATTGTAGTTCCTGATTTTACAACCATAAACAAATCATCAACGCCGACATCCATTCTGGTAGAGTTTTGTATATATAAATGGTTGCTTATTTTCTTGAGCTTTCTGTTCATAACCGCTCCTTAAAACTTTACTGTTCGTATCGCCCAAAAATCATCGGATAAATTGGGGTTCAGAAGATAATCATAGGGCATAGTAAAATATCCTTTGATTCCCCACTCTGAGCCGAATGAGTTTCGTATAATAAAACGTTTATCTTTTTCTGTCGCCCCCAAACATATGACAGCGTGCCCACCAACAATTTCTTCATTGCGCTTGGGCATATTTAATATTCCCGTTTCAGCCACTTCATCAGACTCAAACGACTCATAAGCAGTAAAACCAAATATAAATGGATAGCCGGATGCCAAAACAGATTTGAGTTGAGCAAGCGTTCTAGGAACGCGCTCATAGGTATCTACTCTATAAGTAAGCGCATCTTTATAAACTTGTGCTAGGGGTTTTGCTGTAAAAGGGCCCGGATTTTTATCGCTGTAAGGCCATTCGTTCTCAGCTGGTGCGCCTAAATCAACGACGCTTTTAATGCCGTCTCGAATATTGGCGCCGGCATCATACTCAATAGTGCCTTCCATCGCTCTTTCGTTATAATAAACAAAAAGACGAGACAGCATTACATCGTGTCCCTCTTTGCGTAAATCGAACTCCATAGCTCCGCAAATAGCATTTGCTGTACAGCTTCCTAGAGCACGCTGGTCATAAATAGGCGAATCCTGTGGTCTTAAATCTATGTAATCCGGCGTGGATATGCGGCAAATCTTACGCACAGAATCACGGTGATCGGGTAAGTCTGGACGCCATCCATAGCTTCGTGTCATAGTAGGCCTCTGTTTTTATTTGTGGTTATAATTTCCTATTTCTGGCGACCAAAATATGTCTCTCTTTCTTATCAAACAAATAGTATCGGAAACGTCTTTGTATAAAAAATCTCTAAGTAATTTTGCTTTTTGATTGCCCCCAAATGCGCCCATATAAATATTTTCACGCTTTATAATGCTCAAATGAACTTGGCATTTATTTTCTAAGATTAACGCAAATATATCTATAAAGTTTTTGGTTCCTAAGATATTAAAATTAAAACTTCTTGTCTTTTTAGCTTTCTTTAAATACATTCCAACTGTTCCGTCTCCATCAAAATAACCGCGCATAAAATGATTAACTATCGAATGATTAATTAACCACGCAGGAAAAGCATAAACAAGAGATTTTTTTGGCGTAATATTGAATCGCTCTAAATCTTTCACAATTTTATCTGATGTTATTCCTATTTGAAAGCCGTAGTTATCGTGCCATTTTGCCTTTAAGATATTCCCTTCGAATTTAATTTCATTGACAAACTTTTTAAGATGATCAAGGTCTTTCTTGGCAACATTTAATCTAAGTTCTTTTCCATAAATACATCCGTCTGCTGCGATAAAACCGGCCCAATAAAATGATTCTGGCGTATCGCGGGAAAAGAAATCTTCATCGCAATTATATTTCCAGTTATTTCCTCTGTGATTTAATTCTATTTTTTCTTTTAAAAACTTTCTAATGAAATAATAAGATAGTCCAAACTCTTTTCTTGTTTTTTCTAAAGAGTTAAGTTCTTTATATCTAGTCACTAAAAGATCAATGTTTATATTATGCATACACCTATCCCTTCAATGGCTAACATCTTACAATCAAATACTTTAGACTATCTTATTTTTCTAAATCTTATTCAAACTCTGCTTCATCGTCGGCATCTGTACGGCTCGGCACATCTTTCAAAATCTTAATATGTATAGCCTGCGGGCCGCGTTCGTTTTTACCGATTTCAAAAGAAACAATTTGACCGGGCTTAAGGGTTTTATATCCGCTCATTTCTATATTAGACCAATGAACGAATAGGTCTTTCCCTCCGTTAGCTGATGGGTCGTCAGGCGTAACAAAGCCGATTCCGGTCTTAGGGCTAAACCAACACACTTTCGCTGTAAATACTTTATTCTCTGTCATAAACTTTCTCCTTTATGTATTGAGAGATTATTTTCTCTCTGTTAATTATCTTTGGAAATATCCAAAGATTTTTTATTATTTTGCAAACTCTTTTCGTGTGATCATGGAACAAATTCGTTTAGTTCTTTTGTTAGTCCGCATTTTGCGACAAGTCTTCATCTCACCTAACCCCTTGTTTTCATTGACTTAATTTTCTGTATATCTAATTAAAATGAACACACTAATGCCTACACTAAATGTATAATTATTGATAGATTTCAAAAAAATAGGATTTTATATGCAAGATAGGATTTCTTTAACTTTATCAGGGTGCTTACGGGCCGAGTGCTCTATTGCCGTAGCCATATCGTGAGCAACTTCATATTCTAGACCCCAAGCCATTATTTTGTTTTCGAATATCTCGTGAATTGCTAAAAATATGACCTCTTCTTTGCTGTCAGTAGTCTGCTCTATCCATATTTCTAAATGAGGTATCATTTTTGGATAAGCCAGTTGGTGACCTGCGAGCGAAAAATCTGTTTCAATATTGCTACGAACATAATCTCCGTCTACTGACCAAATATGGAATTTTTTTATTCGCCCGAGTAATTTTACGTATGGTTTATTCATTTTATTGTCCTTATTTCAACTTTTCCGTTATCAATTATTGCATAGTTCCCGTTTTTTATAAATGCTCCGATATCAAACAATTCAGTACCGCCCACAACCAAATGCTCTGTGCGGTGTGTATGACCTGAGATTATTACTCTATCATTTCCGCCAAAACGTTTAATTAACTGTCGATGTTTCATATCTGTATATCTTAAATAATATTTTGCACCAATGTGTATCTTTTGTATATCTATGCCAGTATATTTCCATATAAAATAATTTAATTTAGTAACCAATTGTGTAACCAGAGATTCCTCTTTGTTACGATATACCTGGTGTCCGTGTAAGCATAGAAACTTCTTCCCGCCTTCTTCCATTTCAAAAAACTCGGCAATTTTTACTTTGGGCAGGAAAGCAGATATATTGTTTTTAATTATATCGCAATCGTGATTCCCGATCAACCAGGTAACGTCACGCATATTAGATATAATCTCTATCACTTTTAAAAAATCACTTTTTATTATATCCGCCCAAGAAGTAATCCACAAATCTACTATGTCGCCGTTCAATATCAATCTATCATAACTTTCTGTTAATAGTAGATTATAGAGCTGTTTTAAATCATACAATCTATCATCACCAAAATGTATATCGGCCACAATAAGTGTTTTCATAGTAAGCCTGTTTTAAACTATCGTGTAAGATTTAGTTAAATATATACGTTCTCTTGGCTAAAAAACTACTGTCAAGAAACTCTATAATATCTTCCGGCGAAGTTATGTGTCTATCAAGAAAATGAGATAGAGGAAAATTAGCCGATTGTAATGCGGCAATCACAAGCTCTGAACAAAAATACGCAGATTTTTCCACAAATGGTTGCTTAACTTTTCTGCCTATCATTTTGTTTAATAAAACCCAACCAAAACCCAGTAGGCCCGGAAAATCGTATGGTCGCAAAAGTTGTTTTAAAGCATATGCAACGATAGCGTGTTCTTGTTCCTGGGTTATATTTAATTCAAATTCGGCCACGATTGCATTGTGCTTTTTGAAAGATTCATAGTGCTCACAAACTACTCCGTGCGCATTTGCCTCTATCAAAATTGGCTCACCTTCGACTTCAAATCTAATATACGAATGGCTAGCTTTAGAGCGTGTAAACCATCTAATGATTTTAGATGGTATGGCATTGCTCGAAGAAAATCCAACCCGCATTTTAAATCTCCTTAACTCATATTTTGATTTATATTGCCATACATATTGGTTCCATCATAAAGTAGCGAGACAATATCAACAGCACCAGGGCCAGTGCTAATTGTCGGTATATTTCCGTTCGACCATTTAACCGCGCTCCAAACAATATTTCTGGCAGTACCGCTAGCTTGGATAATTTTCAATGCATAGGATGCGCCTTTAACCATATTAGAAAAAGTAACTGTGACGTTTCCAGAAGCAGCGCCCAAATTAAGTACTTGGAAATTTCCCGAATTACAATCTACAGTTTGAGCAGTTCCGGCGGGAGAATAATAAGCATCAGCACCGGGAATAATTTGACTGTATAGTTTAAGTGAAATCGGATGAGCAGAACAACCAATTTCGCCTTCATTATTTGCTATTGCGGTGGCACCATACCCTATAGCAAGAGCACTAAGATAGCCGTCTGTATTTGCTCCAGAACCTATAGCAATAGAGCCAACCCCTTGTACTGTTGTGCTGTATCCTAGTGCCACCGTATATCTTGCGTCAGAATATGCACTAGGGCCTACGGCAGTAATATATGATTCGTTTGCAGTAGAATTAGGACCTATACATAAACTATTAGCGCCAGATAAAGCGCTTGTTCCTATTCCTACGCCGTTACCAGAGCTATAGGCACCATTGCCTATAGCTACACCATTGGCAGATTGTGCATTGGCGTTCATACCAATTGCCACAGTTGCATAATCTTGTGCGGCGGACTGAAAGCCCAAAGAAACAGAGTTTTGTCCTGGGGCATAGGAGCTGGTGCCTATAGCGGTAGAACCAGTTGCGGTAGCTCTCGAACCACTGCCTATTGATACTGCAAAAAGACCAGTTGCTGCTGCTATATCTCCAACAGCGACAGAGCTTTGAGATGCCCGAGACGCATACCCATCTGCTGTACCACTTTGACCATATGCACTAGACAAATATCCTGTAGAAGTTGCGTAAGAGTTTGTTGCGCCAGCAGAATTGCCTATAGCAGTAGCGCCAAATTGTGTGGCAGATGAACTAGAACCAAAATGTTCAGACAAAGAGCCCGCGCCGGGAGAGGAAATTATTCCAGTGGTAGTTAAATTGTGAGCGCCGAGATTAACATCTGTAGCCGTCGAAATATAACCGTCCAATGCATTTTTTAAAAGAGTGTTTATTATATTCCCGGTAACATTTAAGTCACCAGTGAGAATGCAAGTTCCGTTTACTGATACAGGCTGATATATTGATACTGACATTGTGTTATCCTCGTTTAAATGTTATACGTTTGGTGGCGGCTGTTTAACCCACGCCTGTATTTGTTTTCTAAGATTAGTGTAATTTGCGTTACCAGCTAGCGTAATAGTTCGCTCTGTATTATCAACATTAGAAACTTGAGTATCAGATATTGTATTAAACAAACTATCTCTATATGAATATATTAATAGCCAATCTCCTGGAACAATATCTCCTCCGAATCCAAACCACCCATCTCCTCTGCCACAGTTATTTATTACATTACTGCCGGCAACCACATCGCCCAATAGAGAACGGCTTGGTGTATATATCCTACTAAGACCTATATATATTAAACCAGAAGTGGTAGAAAAGGGATCTATGGTAGTATATCCATCGTCGCCATCCCATTTATAATTATTCTGCAGCTCTGCTATGATTGTTGTAACTCCCAAAGAATCCGTCCGTGAACGAACGAAAAATGTAGAACCAGAGTTTTGATCAAGCAAGATATCTCCGGGACCCAAAACTGTTCTCGGAAGCTCATATAGTGCGGCAGAAGTATATGAGAATGCTAATGTTTTATCGACCAAAGTACAGCTCAAAAAACTACTAATATCAAGTTCATCTGTCTCGTGAGTAATAAAAAAGTTATCGGGAGATAAATCGTCCCAGGCGGTAATTGTTCTAACTAAAAGAGGACAACAAACTTTTCTTGATGCGGCAGAAAATCCAGAACCAGTTATAGCGGACAGAAACCCGTGGTCTAAAGTATATCCATCGTCTGTATCATACACAATATATCTTACAGAGTCCGTGCCGGTATATCCAAAACCAGGCATAATAATTCCCCCGCAAAGAGCGTTATGAGCGTGGCAAAGATATAATGGGTATTGTTTTTCGACACCACCGGGAGGACTATCCATAAGAGGCCAAATATAAGTACTGTCAAAAGAAACTTGCGTATCAAATCCTATAACCGATTGAAAATCTGTTAGCCCGCAGCCAATAAACTTAATATTCATAGGATAACCGTTTGGGCCGTCCAATATTCTCGTCGGCGCGCCTCTATAATAACCATCTTGCAAATTAAAACTAAACTGACATGTTTGGAATACTAGCGGAAAAGCATTTACTCCGTCTGAGCCAGCAACACCAAGTTTCCAAAGCGATTCTGAATACGCATTCAAAAAAGTAAGCGGGCCACCAAAATACATATAACCAAAATTAAATAAGTTGATACCCATATATACCGAAAGATTATCTATGGTTCCGCAAAACTTTCCGCGTCGAGTGCCATGTTTGCAGTTAATTAGCCCATAATAAAAGAAACTAAGCTTAACATCTTGTACCTCGATATTTCGTGATTGACTATTTCCTGCGCTAATTCCATATTTACATTGTTCTAGCCAGCAATGTTTTATACAAGTGAAATCGCCATTGCCATCATAAGTACACGGCTGAACCACTATGCCAGTATTAAATCCTCTAATATAAACATTTTCTATTAAAACGTCCTCAGATTGTCTTTTGCCGTATTGAAAGTTTATCTCCGTAATGGGCGGAAAAGTTATGTCGGGATAATGAATTGCTGGCTGAGTTCCGCAAAATGCATCTATTGTTATGGCGGCATAAGGAGCATATTGAGAATCTTGATATTGATCTAAACTAGGATCGTTCCAATTGCTTTCTATTGTATCGTCAATGGTTGGTGGATTATTTACATCACAAAAGCTATGAGAAGTAATCCAATTTCCCAACAAACCAATAATAGAAATCCCTTTTATGATAGCGCCCATACATCCCTGAACACTAATGGCCTGTCTATCAGAAAATGTGGGCACAATAGCCGTACCAGACAAATATATATCATTTGGGTCGTAGTTGTAAGTATCGCCCTCTAAAACTACAGAATGTCCTGGCTGTCCACCACTTTGTTCTGGTTTATGCCCATATCCTAGGTGCAAAGTATCTGTGGTTTTGTATATTCCTGCCGGCAGATATACTTTTGGCTTTCGCGAACCATAAAGAGTTATTAAGATTGCTGCTTGAATTGCAGCAGTATCATCGTGGCTTCCGTCTCCTAACGCACCAAAATCGTGAACATTAAGCGGTTGCGTTAAATCTATACCATCCATTGCCACCAAAGTAAAAGTTGCGTCGCCATTAGAAACAAATAACATCCAACTTGCCTGAGAAGGTCCTTGACGAGCAACAAACTTATCAACACCCTTATAAGCCGCGCCCCAAGAAGTAATATTATGATAACCTATACTATCTTGCTCAAATTGAAAAGTTATACTATGCCCTTTCGCTATAGTCCCGGTTGGATTGGCTATTATTAAATCGGCATCGAGCGTGATATTGAAAACCAAATAACTTGGAATAACTGGTATCAAAGTTCCGGCACTGGCGTTTACGTTTATAATGGCATTTCCACCATATCCGTCCAAAGCCGCTTTAAGTGCTGTATTTATTATATTTCCGCCGACAGTCAAATCGGAATATAACTTAAGAGAAATAGGTGTTGTTGCCGAGCCTATTTCGCCTTTATTATTTCCTGTTGCTGATGATCCCACGCCAATTGCCAAAGCATTTGCGTATCCATCTGTAGTAGCATTTGCTCCGATAACAATAGAGTTGGTTCCTGTTGTGGACGCGTTATACCCTATGGCTACCGTATATTGTGCGGTTGAAGACGCACTTGGTCCTACGACAGTAGCGTATTGTGCGTCCGCCGTAGAATTGGGGCCAACACTTACTGAATTAGCTCCAGCTAAAGCACTAGTTCCGACCCCAACGGCATTACCAGAGCTATAAGCGCCGTTACCTATAGCAACACCATTTGAAAATTGTGTGTCAGCATTCATACCAATAGCTATTGCGGCATATTCTTGAGCTGCCGATTGAGCACCAAGCGCAACGGAATATAAACCATAAGCATTAGAATTAACACCTATAGCTGTTGAGTTATCCGCCGTGGCCCTTGCGTTGTAGCCCATAGCGGTAGCATAACTTCCTGTTGCGGCAGATATATGTCCGACGGCAGCTGAGCTTTGTGCTGCGTGAGATGCGTATCCATCTGCAGTAGCACCATAACTATTTGCTAAAGACAAATAGCCTATAGCAGTAGCATAAGCGTTCCCGGCACTAGCAGAATTGCCTATGGCGGTTGCACCAAATTGTGTAGCAACTGAACCAGAGCCAAAGTGTTCGGACAAAGAACCTGTTCCGGGAGAAGAAATGGTGCCAGAAACGGTAACGTTTCCGTTTGCATATATGGCCGGACTTCCAGCAAAATATCCGTCATTAATAGCGTGCCCGCCCATATATAGATCGTTTCCTAAATATACTTTTCCGCCCGAATTTGGGTTTAGATATAGGTCAAGGCCATCTTTTGCTTTTACATTTGCGTTTCCAGATGGATCGCTAGAAACAATAGCAAAATAATACTGTCCCGAACGATAAGCATACAAAGCGGCGGCTCCATTTCCATTTGCTTCAAAAATACAATTTCCTGTTCCAGACGGTTGAAAAAATATGCTATTATTTCCAGGCCCACCATTTAAAGTTAAACTAGAGTTTACGCTGCCGGATATCGGAGTGTCTGTAACCGTGCCCCATTGCGAAGTAACGGTGCACTTGGAGGTAGAATCTATTTTAAGTACGTCATATAATGCATTTTCATCGTAAATTAGATTTTCAATAATTCCGGAAGAGCCATTAATTACAGAAATATTTTTTGCAGTAGGCGTAGGGAATACTGAGCTTCCAGTAATTAAAAATGGACTACACTCATTTAGTTTTAAGGCGTACCCATCAAATAAACCTCCTGGGCATTCAATCCATAAATTATTAAAAGTAATTTGCCAGCTATGATAACACGAAATTGCTATTTTGTTTGTGCTAGTATTTCCTTCGATTAAAGTATTTTCAAAATAATTACTCCAACTATCGTGCAAATAAATATACGGGTCGGAAGAAGTACCAGTATCTCCCTCTTTATCCAATTTTTCGAAAATATTATTGTTTCCTTCGACTACCAGCAATTGATTTAAATAACCCAGACTAAGGACATTGCTTATCTTGGTGCTTTGTAGATAGGTATCAAAAGATAAGCCCCAATAAGCATCAAGAGTTATGTTTTCAATAGTACAATTTACTACTGAAGCAGCAGTAGCTTTAATTGCCCAAACGCTTGCATTGGTCGAATAGAAAGTCAGATTTTTAATGTTGGATTGAACACATTGATGATGACTGCCGCCAGCCATTTCAATAATTGCGGTACCTGAAAATCCGGGTGAAGTAGAAACAATTGTTCCATCATTGGTTCCAAATAAACTATTTCCTGTATAAAATTGTAGTGGGGAACTAACCATATATATTCCGCGAGAAAGCCATACGGTTCCTGACTTTGTTATTTCAACATCAGATGCTGATTTTGTAGCATTTAATGCTTGTTGTATAGCCAAAGTGTCATCGTTTATGCCATCGCCCTTCGCACCGAACCATTGCGGATAAACATCGCCAACAGTTAAATTAATAATTGAAGTAGCGTCAGTTAATATAAATATATGCTTTAATTCTGCCGGTAAGCCATTGTTTATAGTGAGCGTTTCTCCAGAGCCAACCGTAATATGGCCATTGTCAATGAACATCAAATCTACATTACTAGGAACCGTAACCGAACTAGTTCCCAAGGTTAGATGAGTGCTTATTACTATAGTTTTGATACTAACGCCGGCAGCCGT